GGATTCATAAGTATACTTCTATTTCCTAATGCTCTAGGTCCTATCTCACCATGTCCTTGATACCACCCAATGATTTTTCCTTGTGCTAAAAGTTCTGCTGCTTTTTCAATTGTTTCATCATGTGCTTCCTCCGGAGCATAGTCGTCTTGACAGTAAGGAAAGTTACCTATATCAAAGTTATGCCCTACAGCATATCTCAATGCACCTACACTCAGACCACCATCATATACATGAGGTATTATTTCTATATCATAAGTCTTTCTTAGTTCGGTGTTGATAACAGTGTTCAACATTACACCACCGGAGCAAGAAATTTTTTTACTGGAGTCGAATACCTTGAAATATTCTAATTGTATGAGTTCACATGCCTTATGCACAGTTGCCACAAAGTCTTGGAATTTTGTATCTTTACTATCAACACCTCTAAGCATCCACTCACCACACAGATCAAGAATGTTATCTTGATTGATCTGTCTTGCTAATTCTAAATCAGGTGTGCCGTATGCCTGTAGACCCATGACCTTGCCGGGAAAGTCTACCTCCATACCTTTGAAATCCATGGCATATCCAACATATGATAAGAATTTACCAATAGATAAATCTTTATATCTTTTCTGTCCATCAGAAGTTATTGTAAGACCAGTGTTTCTACCTGATCCCCAACCATCAAAGGCAGCATGCTGTGTACAATCTGATAAGGCAGAATGTATGTGTGCAGTGTGATGATCGATACAGATTTTATTTCCCTCTACGATGTAGTCTTCATCATTATATGGTTTCCTTACTCGTTTACCAAATTTTTTTCTTCCTGAGTCAGTATATACAACCTTTGAATCTTTCTCATCTATACCCCACTCATCTAATACAGACTTGAACCATTCATCATCTGCTTTATGATGTTTGATTCCGAAGGCACGTTCACTTTTCCTATACTTGAACTCTCCATCAATCAATGCAGCGATACTTGTATCATGACGGGCACCACCTATACCTATACAGTTCATCTCAGATAGAGAATTTCGCTTTAGAAGTTCTTTTTAGATAGTTTAGATTGATAGCATTACACTTTAATTTTTCCTTCAATGGTTTAGATATAAGTTTGTTTACATTATCAATCTCAATATGATTCTCTTCACAATAGTGACAGATCGCCTCAATGTAATTCATCGACTCATTCTCCTTGACAAGTTTCTCTATCTCCATGGCAAACTTCTCTGAACATAAGAAGTTCTTCTTGAGCATCTCTTTGACTTCACTTTTGGATTTCATTTAGTTTCTCCTCGACAAATAATTGAATGTACTGGACAAGTTTTTTCATATACTTCATTTTATCATACTCTTCGTAAACTTTCACCTCTCCGTTGGTGCATGTCATAAGAATGACAAGTTTCTTTACGGGTATGTCTGTAATCTCATAGAACATACAAGCATATGCTGCTGCTTGTACAAAATAGTTCTCGATCCAATCAACAGGTTTAGGTTTCTCTGCAGTTTTGAAGTCAATGATTGCAAGTTCTCCTTTATACTCTGCAATACAGTCAACTGTTCCTGCTACTCCTAATTCTCTACTGTATAAAGATTTCTCTAGTGCGTAGATGTTATCTATATTTTTCAATTCTTTTTTCGCCTGAGTAAATAACATCTTTGTGCTAGGGTTGTCTAACACAACATCCTCATTCAGCAAGTAGTGTTCTATCAATTCATGAGTTTTTGTACCCCGATTAGTTGCTCTCTTGGTGATTCTGTTTGCTTCTTCCTCACCAACTCTCGCTCTCCAGTTCTTGAAAATCTCTCGATTCCAGTATGATGTAACCGAAGTGATGGACACCATCGGTCTATCATCAACCGAATAATATCGAACACCATCTATTGTCTTCCTTGATAGTGCAGGAAGATCACACTCTACATGATTAAACATCAATACTCATTGCCAGTTTGTTGAGGATATAACTCTTGACTAATCCTGATCTTACTATATCTTCAATACCAAATTCAATAGAATCAAATTCAGGCATTGCTGAAAGTATTTTCATAAAGTCAAGGATACCATTTTTCTCATTTGTTTTTACGAGGTCGGTTTGTGCAGCGTCACCACAGAAGTGGATCTTACAGTTCTCTCCTACTCTTGTTATTATACTATCTAACTCATGAAAATTCAAGTTCTGACACTCATCAACGATCATGATACAATCATCTAGTGTTGTGCCTCTAACAAAACTAGTTGACCAAAACTTCACACTCTCCTGTGTTTTGAGATTACCCCACAACATTTCAAAATCACTATCTGTAGGTAACTCAAACATATACTTGACCATATTCTTATATGGTATCTGATATAGTGCTGCCTTGTCATCATGATCACCGGGAAGGAAACCAATCTCTCTTGTGGATACAAGAGATCTTACTATAACAACTCTATTGTATGGTGTTATAGGATCAAGGACTTGTTTGAGTGCATGATATAAAATGACAAAAGTTTTACCGGTTCCTGCTACTCCATATGTATATACGTTCTTACCCTCATCTAGAGATGTAAATAGTTTTCTTTGATTCTCAGTCAATGCCTCAATCGGAATCATCATGTCAGCATTGTATGGTTTTTTCCTTCTTAGTTGTTTAGCAGTCATACCTACTCCAACTTGATTGGAAGTTTTCTTTTTTCTAGCAGGCATTAGAAATGTGTAGTCTTCTGAGGTTTTACTTTTGAACCGGGCATTGACCCGACTCTTGATAGAACTTCGTTCCATCCACCATCTGTTTTACTGTATACATCTCCGACCGCACTGACAGTACCACCTGTGCCCTGTGACCAATCTTTATCCCAGTCAGGATTATCCTTTCTCCACTGATCGTATTGTTTCATGGTCATCACGATCTCTTTTGTTTCTCCAGTCTTCAAATTTTTTACAGGATAAGTAGGCATGTTAGAATGATTTTATTTTAGGATTGTAGTGAAGTATATATGCTGATCCGATAGCGGTCCCTCCATCAAAAGCGATTGGGTCAACGTAAAAATTCAAATCAGGAAACTCCTTCAGTAGTTTATAGTTTACCACAACATTCAGAAAACATCCACCTGTCAAAACTATATTATTACATTTACTTGCTGCTATATTTACTAATTCTACTGCCCTATCCTCCCAATCTTTTTGTATGGTTGCAGCAGCGTTCTCATTACTTGAAGATATGTAAGGTCCATCAACATATCTTCCATAGGGTGCAAGACCCATGACTTTTCCTGCTTCATCTGGTCCCCATTTACATTTTTCCGACACCATATCAAACTGCAATCCTATACCACAATCATCTTCTTTATTATATCTCTTATGTAATGTCTTCCAATGAAACCTTCTTCCTCGTTTGACATGCATTATAGTTTCACACTCATCACCTTCCTTGAAATTAGATCCACTTGAGTCAACTACGATGACTGCTGCCTCTTCAAACTCTGAATTATAAAACCCACATGCAGCGTGAGTAAGATGATGTCTGTCTCTGAAATCATATCTTTCAGCATCAGGAAACTTATTCTTGATTGATGCTACATTCTTTGATGATATAAGAGACTTCTTCTTATCTCTATTCCAACAGGCATCACTTATAGCAATTTTATCTACATCTTCTACCAAATTAAGTAGTTCACTACAATCATAATCTCTCTTCTTTCTTGTCAATCTCTCTGCTTCTAGGTATAATTCTATCTTCCCATCATCGAGTAGGCATATAGAACCATTATTAGATAAATTTACTCCTAAGATTCTCATTTCAATCTCCTAATGATGAACTCTTATACATCCTTCTTGCCTCTGGAAACCACAGCACATGAATATCAGACTGCTTCCATGTATCTATGGCATCTTGAGGTGTTTCAACAAGAGGTTGACCTGCAAGATTGAATGATGTATTCAAGACCATGGGAACCTTTGTGTATTTGTAAAACTCCTCTATGACTTCATACAAATGAGGTATGTCTTGCTCTACAGTTTGAACCCTACATGTACCATCAATATGTACCACACCGGGTATCAATTTTTTCTTATCTTCTCTTGTATGCACCGCGTATGACATTGTAGGCGATCTATTCAACCCTGACATGTCAAACCATTGATTTGCATAATCTTTCAATACAGCAGCAGCGAAGGGTCTAAAACGCTCCCTCTTCTTTACCTTGTTGATTGTTTCTTTTGTATTGATATCTCTTGGATCATATAATATACTTCTATTTCCTAATGCTCTAGGACCTGCCTCCGATCTACCATTATATACTGCTACGATTTCATCTTGCATGATAAACGTGGCAATCTCTTGCGATGAGACTCTTAGTGCCTCGCTATCATCATATAAAAAACTTAAGTCGTGTGTTGGTCCTAAAAATAGATTCACCATTCAAGTGCTTCAGATACAACAGGGAATTGTTCTTTGAATATATCCTTACATGACTCAGCAATGTCCATGTGCTCTTTCTGAGTGCCATGTGCTGAACGTAAGTCGATATAATGTATCCAAGATCTTACTGATCCTGTCATATATATCCGAGTTGGAGTACATAATGGTAGAACCATCCTTGCACATTCTTTGGCAACTCCTGACTCAACCATTTGATTGTATAATGATTGTGCAGAACTGAATAGAGTAATCATCTGACGATTTAATTTATCAACAACAGTTTTATCTAAATCATCTATACTATTCTGACGGTTTTTATTATCCTGTCTTCGTAATTCTGGTAAATCTATTTCACCTAACTCATTACTCTGTGCATATCTTTGAGAGAACTCTTGGAATGTGAAACTACGATGTCGTAGAATTTGTGCTGCAATAGCACGGGTAGTCTCAATCTCAAGTGTCATGTGTGCTTGCTCGAACACAGACCAATGCTGATGCTTGATGCAATATTTCAATAGTCCAGAAAAGTTTTCGTTGCCCTGATTATTTGGATTAGATACTCTGGCAACAAATGCCATGTTCTTTTCAGCGTCAGGTGTCAGTGTTATTAATTGAACTTTCATTTTCTTGTAATGACTTGACAGACTTATGTAGTCTCAACTTTTTCTTTGCCTCCTTCAATGAATTCTTCATGTAGAAAACTTC